GGCGGCGGCACAGTTGGTGTGGCGGCCTCAGTCCGGAACAATTTGAAAACCAGAACCTCGCTTAGGCCTGTGTCCATATTACGTGGGTAGGATCAAACCGTGATTTCCTGATCCAGTTTTTTTAAGGAGTCTATTGTTTCCTGTCGATAAGACAGCACTTCACGAAGCTGGTTTATAGCTGCCAGCTTCTTTGCCATCCACTCGTAAATTTCCTCATTTGTGTATCCGGGTGCGACGATTTTTGGTTCTGTTTTGTGCATTTCACACCTCCTCAAGTTATCAGTTACTTGTTGATGGGGACCAGATTGTTAAAGAGCTAAGCGTCCTGTAGGGCGCTTTTTTGTTGCTAACGAATCATCCTGGACTTCATATGCCCCAGGCGGCTACTTCGTGGGCGTCCTGCCTGTTCGTTGTTTTAACACCTTTAAGTTGTAATTTAGTTGTGGTTTTGAATGTTGTCAACAACTTTATGTGGTTTGAACGAGTAGCCAAGGAGTGCAAGGATTATCAAAAAAAGGAGGTTGTATGGAAGACGCGCTTTACGCTTTTAATTACACACAGAACCGGGACAAGTTATTTGCTAACTTGATTAGCATCATTGATGGAATCATTGCAGATGGAGTTGTCCGTGAAGAGGAGGTTCTTTACTTAGATACATGGTTACTTGAAGCAAAGCAGATTATCAATAATGGAGTTATAAAAAGTCTATCAGCACGGGTGTCGGATATTCTTGCGGATGGAATAATCACATCAGAAGAACGTGATGACCTTAAAAATAGCCTTCTCCAAATACAGAGGGAAATTCTTGATATCCCTGAAATTGATTTTTACTCCAAGGATGTAGATGTCCATTTACTTAATGGACTATGTAAAGGATTAATTGCTGATCGGAACTTAACTCAAGAAGAAATAAGATATCTTAATTGGTGGCTTGAGCAAAATGGAGCTTTGAAGAACAACTACCCAGGAAAAAAACTTTATGCACTTGTAAAGGAAATTCTTAAAGATGGGGTTATTACTGAAGATGAGAGTTTAACTCTACATAAGGCATTAGTAGACTTCACAGGATGTGACTTGGAAAGTGGGGTGGTGGATGGTTTGGCGACCAGGCTGCCTATTGATGTAGGGGCTTCGATAGAGTTAGAGGGTAAAACCTATTGTCTTACAGGCACTTTTGTTGCAGGAAAGAGAGCCGTAGTTGAAAATTTGATTAAAAATGCTGGTGGGAACATCAGTAGTGGAATTACTCAAAAGTTGGATTTTTTAGTAATTGGGACGCTTTCCTCCCGTGATTGGAAATTCTCAAGTCACGGAAGGAAGATCGAAAAAGCTATATCTTATAGGGATGATAATGGTGCAAAACTTAAAATTATTTCTGAAGAAATGCTTTTCGATGCATTACCAAGTTCGCGATGACCAGAATACCCTACCTATAACATGAATTCTGGCTCGTCTATCTTCAAAGGTGAGTATTTCATCTGGGTACTCATCTTTGTTGAAGCTTCTAAGAATCAAGCCACCGTCAGGTAAGTTGATAAGTATTTTAACCCTTAGCAATACACCATCTCGTACGGCATAAAGATCGCCATCACGAATAGGAACGGTTTGAGAAATATCAACGGCAACAAGATCTCCATTATTGAGAACCGGTAATAAACTGTTCCCCCATATTTTTACGATCTTGGCATTAGATGCACATACGCCAGATTTTCTCAAATCTGCTCTTCTTAACGGAAACCAGTCAATAGCTGATTCAACTATTTCAGCCAGACATCCGTTACCTGCCGATAACTCGACATCTAAAACAGGAATGTTTACGAAAATATCGGGGTCTAATGCGGTGCTTTCTGCTTCTTTTACAACAAGATCAGGTATGGATGCGTTATCTTCAATACCAAGTTGTAACCACTTTTGTGATACACCTAAAACTTTTGCAATTTCTTTAATTTTGCGCGGTTGTAGAGTTTCGCCATTCTCTATTTTGGCTACAGATTGTTGTGAAAGTCCAATTTTTTCAGCTAGTTGAGCTTGGCTCATGCCAGCTTTCTCTCTACCTATCTTTAATCGTTCTGCCAGTGTTTTCACAACATATCCCTCTCTTTTTTGATGAGGTTACAACTTTATGTTTTAGCTTTCCAACACCTAAAAGTTGTGATAAAAGTTGTTAATGTTGTATTCTTGCAACTCGTAACAACTTAACTACCAAAAAAGGAGAAAGCTATGACACCTGAGCAATTAGCCTTATCGGAGGCAATCGCTCTGGCTGGTGGTCAATCAGAATTGGCTCGGAAGCTCACAGCCAGCAGCGGTCATTTAGTAAAGCAACAACATGTCTGGAACTGGTTGAACAGAGAAAAGCGTCCCCCTGCAAAGCTCTCGATATTCATTGAAAAGACCACTGGCATATCAAAAGAAAAATTACGTCCAGATATTTTTCAAAAGATTAAAGATTCATCAGATGAAAAGTAACCACAGTTTTAAGGAGATAGCCGTGGGTAAGCATCACTGGAAAATAGAAAAACAGCCTGAGTGGTACGTGAAAGCTGTCAGAAAAACTATCGCGGCGTTGCCGGGTGGTTACGCTGAAGCCGCTGACTGGCTGGATGTAACAGAGAACGCTTTATTCAACCGCCTTCGTGCAGATGGCGATCAGATTTTTCCGCTGGGATGGGCAATGGTTTTACAGCGTGCTGGTGGCACTCACTTCATTGCTGATGCTGTGGCGCAGTCTGCAAATGGCGTATTTGTGTCTCTTCCTGACGTCGAGGATGTGGACAACGCCGATATTAACCAGCGTCTGCTGGAAGTCATTGAACAGATCGGCAGTTATTCAAAACAGATTCGTTCAGCAATCGAAGACGGTGTAGTGGAACCGCATGAGAAGACAGCAATTAACGACGAGCTGTATCTCTCAATTTCGAAGCTGCAGGAGCATGCAGCACTGGTCTACAAAATCTTTTGCATTTCAGAAAGTAATGACGCCCGCGAGTGTGCAGCTCCGGGCGTCGTGGCGTCGATTGCTTCTGGTTGTGGAGAAACTAACGCATGAACAGTTTAACAACACACTACCGTCGCTCGCAACTGATTGCGCTTCCTGTACCGGGTGGAAAAGCGAAGGTGGAATATTGCTATGCAGTGAATGTACCAGGTGACAGGGAAATTGTAACCCACAGCTTTGCAGAGTGGGCTGTGGGTGATTTCAACCGGCAGAAGGAGACAGTCCTTTGCGACAAGTTAACCGCTGGTTCAAAGATCACTACGGAGTGCCCGTCAGAGTCATTCGTTGGGAGCCGGAAACACAACGGGTTATCTACCTCCGCGAAGGTTATGAGCATGAATGCTTCAGTCCGCTCGAACAGTTTCGTCGTAAATTCAGGGAAATAGAGGTCGGTCATGAGCACTAAATTAACCGGCTATGTATGGGATGGTTGCGCTGCATCAGGCATGAAGTTATCCAGTGTGGCAATTATGGCCCGCCTGGCTGATTTCAGTAATGACGAAGGTGTGTGCTGGCCATCAATTGAAACCATTGCCCGTCAGATTGGCGCGGGGATGAGTACCGTCAGAACGGCTATCGCACGGCTGGAAGCAGAAGGCTGGTTAACGCGTAAGGCGCGTCGCCAGGGTAACCGCAATGCGTCGAATGTTTATCAGCTTAACGTTGCGAAGCTTCAGGCAGCGGCATTTTCTCAACTGTCAGATTCTGACCCGTCAAAATCTGACGCATCAAAATCTGACCCGTCAAAATTTGATGCGTCGAAATCTGGCAAAAAAGCGGGTTTTCACCCGTCAGAATCTGGCGGGGATCCGTCAGTAAAATCAAAACATGATCCGTCAGATAAAAAAACTTCTCGTCCGGACGCTTCGCAACCGGACACGCAGACGGCTGAACAGGAGTTTTTAACTCGCCATCCTGATGCGGTTGTATTCAGCCCTAAAAAGCGCCAGTGGGGAACGCAGGATGATTTGACCTGTGCACAGTGGCTCTGGAAAAAAATCATCGCCCTGTACGAGCAGGCCGCCGAATGTGACGGCGAGGTGGTTCGTCCCAAAGAACCGAACTGGACAGCCTGGGCAAACGAAATTCGCCTGATGTGTGTGCAGGATAGTCGTACTCACAAACAAATCTGCGAGATGTACAGCCGCGTCAGCCGCGATCCGTTCTGGTGCCGTAACGTGCTCAGCCCGTCGAAGCTGCGGGAAAAATGGGATGAGCTTTCCCTGCGCTTATCGCCGTCCGTCAGCACGTACACCGAAAAACGCGAAGACCCGTACTTCAAATCCAGTTACGACAACGTGGACTACAGCCAGATCCCGGCAGGATTCAGGGGGTGATCATGAGTCTGTTAAATGACGTTCAGAAATTCATTGAAGCTCATCCGGGGTGTACTTCCGGAGACATTGCAGATGCTTTTGCTGGTTACTCACGGCAGCGCGTTCTGCAGTCAGCAAGCAAGTTACGTCAGAGTGGGCGTGTGGCTCACCGTTGTGAAGGGGATACACGCAGACATTTCCCGCGCCTGACTGAGAGAGCGCAGGAGCCGGAACCACAACCAGTTCGTGAAACCAGACCTGTGCGCAATTTCTATGTCGGCACTAACGACCCCCGGGTGATTTTGTGCCTGACCCGCCAGGCTGAAGAACTGGAGTCCAGGGGCTTATACCGTCGTGCTGCAACGGTGTGGATGGCGGCATTCCGTGAAAGCCACTCCCAGCCAGAACGAAATAATTTTCTGGCGCGTCGTGAACGGTGTTTACGGAAAAGCAACAAGCGGGCTGCATCAGGTGAAGAGTGGTATCTGTCAGGGAATTACGTGGGGGCTTAATGAGTAATAAATATTGCCGGGCGCTGGTGGAGCTGCGGAACAAACCAGCCCATGAACTGAAGGAAGTGGGCGATCAGTGGCGCACGCCGGATAACATTTTCTGGGGAATTAACACCCTGTTTGGTCCGTTTGTTCTGGATCTGTTCACTGACGGTGATAACGCCAAATGTGCCGCGTATTACACGGCGGAAGACAACGCGCTGGCACATGACTGGTCAGAACGTCTTGCGGAGCTTAAAGGTGCTGCCTTTGGTAATCCCCCATACAGCCGCGCCAGTCAGCATGAGGGGCAATACATCACCGGCATGCGTTACATCATGAAGCATGCCAGTGCCATGCGTGATAAAGGCGGTCGCTATGTTTTCCTGATCAAAGCTGCCACCAGCGAAGTGTGGTGGCCGGAAGATGCAGATCATATTGCTTTTATTCGCGGGCGTATTGGTTTTGAACTGCCTGCCTGGTTTATCCCGAAGGATGAGAAGCAGGTGCCGACAGGCGCTTTCTTCGCTGGTGCTATTGCTGTTTTCGACAAGACCTGGAAGGGACCGGCAATCAGCTACATCGGGCGCGATGAACTTGAGGCATGTGGTGAGGCCTTTCTGGCGCAGGTTCGCCAGCAGGCGGAAAAACTGGTCAGGGAGATGGCTGCATGACGACGTTAACTCAATGCCAGCAGCAGGTGCTGGATATGCTGATTTCTTACCAGAAAGAACGTGGCTTCCCGCCAACCAATCAGGAGGTGGCAACCATGCTGGGATACCGTTCAGTGAATGCAGCGGTGGAGCATCTTCGAGCACTGGAGAAAAAAGGCGTCATCACGATAAAGCGTGGCGTGGCCCGGGGGATAACGCTTCATACCGCGATGAAGGACGACGACAGCGAGGCGGTCGGGATTATCCGCGCACTGCTTGCCGGTGAGGCAAACGCCAGGCTGCGTGCAGCCCACTGGTTACATGAGAGGGGCCTGAAAGTATGAAGCTAATACTGCCTTTTCCGCCCAGCGTGAACACGTACTGGCGACACCCCAACAAAGGGGCGTTTGCAGGTAAGAGCCTGATAAGCGCGGCGGGGCGCAAATTCCAGAGCGCGGCGTGTGCAGCAATAGTTGAGCAGTTACGTCGTCTGCCAAAACCAACGTCGGCACCTGCTTCAGTGGAGATCGTGTTGTTTCCTCCGGATAACCGGATCCGCGATCTGGACAACTATAACAAGGCGCTGTTTGACGCCCTGACCCACGCGGGTGTGTGGGAAGACGACAGTCAGGTGAAAAGAATGCTGGTGGAGTGGGGACCGGTTATCCCGGAAGGGAAGGTCGAGATCACTATAAGTAAGTACGAGAAAACGGCGGGTGCAGCCGCCTGATTAAGAGGAGAAACGAAGTATGAATAATCTGATGGTCATTGATGGTATTGAAGTTCGTCGTGATGCTTATGGGCGTTACAGTCTGAACGATCTGCATCGCGCAGCAGTAGCATCTGGTGCAAATGCCAGAACCAAGGAGCCAGGAAAGTTTCTTTCCAGCCAACAAACTGTTGAGCTTGTTCATGAATTGACCAACACTCAGAATTTGGGTGTTGACCCGGTGAGTGTGATTCATGGGGGAAATGAACGGGGAACGTATGTCTGCAAGGAACTGGTGTATGCCTATGCAATGTGGATCAGCCCGTCATTCCATCTGAAGGTGATCCGTACTTTCGATATGGTAACCAGCGCACCGGAAAAATTATCCGGACAGGCTGCTGACAAGATGCAGGCTGGTGTGATTCTGCTGGACTTTATGCGCCGGGAATTAAACCTGTCTAACTCTTCAGTGCTTGGTGCCTGTCAGAAACTCCAGGAGGCTGTTGGCTTACCGAATCTGGCACCGCGCTATGCCATTGATGCTCCTGCTGACGCGCCTGATGGCTCAAGCCGCCCCACGCTGTCACTGAGTGCACTGCTGAAGCAGTATGGTATCCGCCTGACAGCTAATCAGGCATATCACCAGATGGTGAAGCTGGGGATCGTCGAGCAGCGCGAACGATACAGCCGTACCGCGATTAACAACATCAAAAAATTCTGGTCGCTGACAGCGAAAGGCTGCATGTTCGGCAAGAACATCACCAGTCCCGCAAATCCGCGCGAGACGCAGCCGCATTTCTTCGAATCCCGATTCCCCGAGCTGTTAAAGTTGCTCGATACCGTTCATTGAGGTGACTGTGAGAGCACTACTGACCCCTGAAATTGCCCCGCGTATGGGGATCGTATTGTTCAGGCCCGGTTCAGAGCTGATGCCCCTGTTTATGCAGGGGCGTGTCCTGCTGGAGCCTGAGCCGGAACGTTATTCATCTTTCGCCAGTGGTGCCGTTCCCGCGGCATCACAACCGCTGGCGGATGATCCTGCCGTTCGGGCCGTGTTCCGCAATGAGGCAGTGATCCGTCGTGCTGGTGGGGTGGAATGTCTTGAAAGCTGGTTACTTCGTGAAAAAGGCTGCCAGTGGCCTCATTCCGACTGGCACAGCGAGAACATGACCACAATGCGGCACGCTCCGGGCGCAATCCGTCTCTGCTGGCACTGCGATAACCAGCTGCGCGATCAGTTCACGGAACGGCTGGAATCAATGGCAACGGATAACTGTGCCCGTTGGGTGTTGTCTGTTGTGCGTCGGGATCTCGGTTTTGATGACAGTCACGTTGTGACAATGCCGGAACTGTGCTGGTGGCTGATTCGTAATGACCTGGCGGATGCCTTACCGGAAAGTGCAGCCCGTAAGGCACTGAGATTACCGAAGCCTGTTGTGCCGTCTGTCACCCGGGAAAGTGACCTTGTGCCTTCGGTTCCTGCCACCAGCATTATCCAGGATAAAGCGAAAAAGGTGCTGGCGCTGAAAGTGGATCCGGAGTCGCCGGAGTCTTTTATGTTACGCCCAAAACGTCGCCGCTGGGTTAATGAAAAGTACACGCGCTGGGTTAAGACACAGCCGTGTGCATGTTGTGGAAAGCTTGCTGATGATCCCCACCACCTGATAGGCCACGGTCAGGGGGGAATGGGTACAAAAGCGCATGACCTCTTTGTGTTGCCTTTGTGCAGAAAGCATCACGACGAGCTGCATGCGGATACCGTGGCATTTGAAGAGATGTATGGCTCCCAGTTGGAGCTGATATTTCGTTTTATCGATCGTGCGCTGGCAATAGGCGTACTGGCGTAAGTGGAGAACGAGCATGAACCTTGAAGCCTTACCAAAATATTACTCCCCAAAATCTCCAAAATTGAGTGATGACGCACCGGCGACAGGCTCGGGTGGTTTAACAATTACAGATGTGATGGCTGCGCAGGGGATGGTGCAGTCGAAAGCACCACTGGGTTTTGCCTTATTCCTGGCAAAAGTTGGTGTTCAGGATCCTCAGTTTGCGATTGAAGGTCTGCTCAATTACGCGATGGCACTGGATAACCCGACATTGAACAAATTGAGTGAAGAAACCCGGCTACAGATCATTCCTTACCTTGTGAATTTTGCCTTTGCTGATTATTCCAGATCTGCGGCAAGTAAGGCTCGCTGTGAGCATTGTGCTGGTACTGGATTTCATAATGTATTGCGCGAAGTGGTGAAACACTCCAGAAACGGGGAATCTGTTATCAAGGAAGAGTGGGTGAAGGAACTATGTCAGCATTGTCATGGTAAGGGAGAAGTCAGCACAGCGTGCAGAGGATGTAAGGGTAAAGGTATTGTCCTGGATGAAAAAAGAACCCGGCTTCATGGCACGCCTGTTTATAAGATTTGTGGGCGTTGCAATGGAAACCGATTTAGCCGTTTACCAACCACACTGGCACGACGTCATGTCCAGAATCTGGTAACAGACCTGACGGATTATCAGTGGTACAAAGGATATGCAGACGTCATTGATAAACTGGTTACAAAGTGCTGGCAGGAAGAAGCATATGCTGAAGCGCAATTGAGAAAAGTGACAAGATAAATGATTTTCAACAAAGATAGCGACATGATGCTTGCATTTTTCAAAAAACATGGATAAGATTTTCTCAACGATGGGCTTTGTGTGTCTACCGTTGATAAGTCCAAAAAACCGCAGCCGAGCGGGTTAAATTATTTTTTCTTACACGGGGATATGGATGTTATACCGAGATCTTCTGCCTATTTTCTCAGAAAGAACCATATTTGAAGCTCCTGAGGCTGAAAGAATACTTCGTGAGCAATATTCTATCATTGCCCCCTCTCCTGTAATTCAGGAGATTTATTATGGATTGGTAGGTGATGACAGATTTCAGAAGCTTTATGGGGATCTTGATATTGACCAAATTGAATGGAAATTGATTGAACTTCCCACTAAAAACTTTTTAACTATCGGGGATAATGCTACTTGCCCTGATTTTTTGCATGAGGTCGTTGAAGATTACATGACCCGTAAAGGTGATGTATTTATGGATGATGAAATAAAAGCGCATTGGTGTAATTTTGGCACATGGTGCGAACCACCATTTTTTATAGATCGAGCTTTGCTGAAAAGTAATACAACAGGGCTCCATTTAATGGAAGGGCATACAAGAGTTGGAACCCTGTTAGGGGCAGTTAAGTATAACTTCGTTAAGCTTGCTAATACTCATAAAATTTATTATGCGCAAGCAAAAGAATGTATTAAATAAGTTGAGTGAAATTACTGTTGGTTTTTTAACAATACTTACCGCGTTCTCGCGGTTTTTTTATAAATTAAACATTGGTGCAGTACGGTAAACACGCTGGTGGTCGTGAATACTGACTGTTTATCTTGCTGGCTTTTTAGACAAGAGTTATTGGTATGTCATGTTAACCAGAAGGGAAAAAGACATGCTAAAACAGCAAGATATGACAGAAACGGCGAAAGTTGTTTTTAATGAATTAAGCATCGAACCGGCAACAGTCGGGGAGATTGCACAAAACACATACCTTTCACGCGAACGCTGTCAGTTAATACTGACCCAGCTGGTTATGGCGGGGCTGGCAGATTACCAGTTCGGCTGTTACAGACGCCTTCAGCAATGAAGGGCTTTTAATTTGTGAAAATGGGCGGCTGGTGGGTGTTGGTAGCACCTGCCAGCCATTCGCTCATGCTTACTGGTCACAAGCGAACCATGGCCCACTGCTTTAGCGCAAAAGCAGAGTGAGCCTACCAGAGTTACGCTTACTGATCCATGAAAAATACTGTAAAAACAAACAGTGTTGATTTAATCAACGCTGATTGCCTGCATTTTATTCAGTCCCTGCCTGATGATTCCATTGACCTGATTGTTACCGATCCGCCGTACTTCAAGGTGAAACCCAACGGTTGGGACAATCAGTGGAAAGGGGACGAAGATTACCTTAAGTGGCTGGACCACTGTCTGGCCCAGTTCTGGCGGGTGTTGAAACCTGCCGGAAGCCTTTACCTGTTCTGTGGGCATCGCCTGGCATCTGATATTGAGATCATGATGCGTGAACGTTTCAACGTGCTTAACCATATCATCTGGGCGAAGCCGTCCGGACGTTGGAATGGGTGTAATAAAGAAAGTCTGCGCGCATATTTTCCTGCCACAGAGCGCGTTCTGTTTGCTGAACATTACCAGGGGCCATATCGCGGCAAAAGTGACGGCTATGCGGCAAAAGAAAGGGAACTCAAACAGCACATAATGGCACCGCTGATATCGTATTTCAGGGATGCTCGTGCCGAACTGGGTATAACGGCAAAACAAATTGCCGAAGCCACAGGTAAGAAAAATATGGTTTCCCACTGGTTTGGTGCCAGTCAGTGGCAGTTGCCGAATGAGGCTGACTACCGGAAGTTACAGGCACTGTTTTCCCGTATAGCGGCAGAGAAGTTTCAGGAACAACAACTGGAACAACCACACCACCAGTTGGTGGCATCTTATGATTCACTGAATCGCAAATATTCTGAATTGCTGGATGAGTTTAAATCTCTCCGGCGCTATTTCTCCGTATCAGTCTCCGTGCCTTATACCGATGTCTGGATGCATAAACCCGTTCAGTTCTACCCGGGTAAACATCCGTGTGAGAAACCGGCGGATATGCTCAGGCAAATAATCAATGCCAGTAGTCGACCCGGCGATCTGGTTGCTGATTTCTTTATGGGATCCGGTTCCACAATAAAAGCAGCAATGGCGCTGGGGCGTCGGGCGTTAGGTGTTGAGCTTGAGACAGAGCGGTTTAATCAGACGGTGAAAGAGGTAAGTGAACTGGTGGTGGGGAAATAATTCTGGTGGCCACGTTGCGTGGCCTTTTTATTTCCAACACAGCACCCGCAAATATCGCGAGGTGAGAGATGACGAAATGCCTCATAACCCAAATACCTGGCCGGACTGGCTGGAGTTGTTTCAGAGCTGGTGGCGTGGAGACACACCGCTGGGTGCAGTGATTATGTCGATCGTTATGGCTGGTTTGCGCATCGCCTATTTTGGCGGTGGTGGTGGCTGGAAGCGAAAAACGCTCGAGATTTTGCTCTGTGGCGCTCTGACGCTGACCTTTGCATCCGCTCTTGAGTATGTCGGATGGCCTAAATCGCTTTCTGTTGCCATTGGTGGTGGCGTGGGGCTGATCGGTGTCGATGCTATTCGTGGGGCTGCAATGCGAGTAATCGGTAACAAGTTTGGTGGCTCTAAGGAGTAATTTATGCAGGTACTAAATTCCCAGCGTAAAGCTTTCCTTGATATGGTGGCATGGTCAGAAGGAACGGATAACGGGCGACAACCGACACGTAACCACGGTTATGATGTTATTGTTGGTGGCGAACTGTTCACTGATTACTCCGATCACCCTCGCAAACTTGTCAAGCTAAACTCCAAACTCAAATCAACAGCCGCCGGACGTTACCAGCTTCTTTCCCGTTGGTGGGATGCTTACCGTAAACAGCTTGGTTTGAAAGACTTCTCCCCCAAAAGCCAGGACGCAGTGGCATTGCAGCAGATTAAAGAGCGTGGCGCTTTACCTATGATTGATAGCGGCGATATTCGTCAGGCAATCGACCGTTGCAGCAATATATGGGCTTCATTACCCGGTGCAGGTTACGGTCAGTATGAACATAAAATCGGTGACCTGATTGCCCGATTTAAAGAGGCTGGTGGGGTGGTAAATGAAGTTGAGTTATAAGCTGACTATCTCTGCTTTCTTCTTTACTGTTATTGGCTCTTTCATCTGGTCAGCGAATCACTACTACAGCAAATATCAGCACGAAAAGAAACGTGCTGATGAGGCTGTACAAAATGCCAAATCGGCAACTGCCATTACCAATAACGTCCTGCAATCACTGCAAATCGTCAATACAGTACTGGAGGCTAACCAGCATGCAAAACAGCAGATCGCACTGGAGTCACAGAGAACCCAGGAAGATATCAAAATGGCTGTTGCGGATGATGATTGTGCTTCACGTGCTGTGCCTGCTGCCGCTGCTGACCGGTTGCGGAAGTACGCGGACAGTTTACGTGAGCGTTCCGGTGGCACCACTGCCACCCAGCCTGACTTCTGATACTCCTGTACCGTTTATACCTAATCCGCTGACGTATGGTGCCAGTCTGGAGCTGAATGTGAGTCTGTTGTCTGCGCTGGCTAACTGCAATCGGGATAAAGCTGATATTCGTAAAATAGATGCAGAGAGAACTAACCATTAAGCAATAAAATTGTCAAATTAATCAGTTGTCAAATGAATATACGTTAAAGGTATATGTCGACATAATTTCACCAAGTACCTCAATACATACACTTTTTTTATGAAAATTACTGGGAAATGAACTTAGCTCCTCAAGACATTGCACATAAGTGCTGATATCACTTGCATCACGTTCAAGGAATTTCACTTGACCAAAAGAAGGAGTTTTAATCTTGGTTCTTTGCTGGATTATATGGATAAAGTGTGTAGTTGGTGAAACTATTACTCTTGAAATATCGGAAATGATGTCTTCTTGAACTTGCCGATAAAGTAAATCCTTTGGATAATGGTGTTTTATCTCGATGGTTGCAACATTGCCATTATGTTCAGACGTTAATATCGACTGGTTATAAAGTGATATGTCAACAGCGCCGATACCGAGTTTTGGATGCTCACTTAAAGCAGTTAGTGTGCTGATTTGATTGAGTATAACAACTAACTCTGATCCTACCCACGTAATATGGACACAGGCCTAAGCGAGGTTCTGGTTTTCAAATTGTTCCGGACTGAGGCCGCCACACCAACTGTGCCGCCGCCACC